CCGTTTTTTTGTATGATTTTTGAAAGGCTGAATCACTGCCTCCAAAGCCCGCACGGTGAAGACCGGCGGGCTTTTTGCGTTCTGGAGCCCGCCATGTTCCTACCAATCTACTGCCTACTGCTTTGGGGCACATGGGCACATGCCGTCGGGTTTGTTCCCGTCATTCCCATTGTCCCTGAGAGGTAACCATGGCAATCACTTACAGCTCCATTTCCACATGGTCGCGCGTCTGCGCCGCGCTCCGCGTCTTTGTCGTGTCGGTCGCCACCGTAGTGGTCGACTTCGCCCGCTATGTTGCGCACAACGTGGCTGGCTGGGTGCGCCGCGCCGCCGGCCGCACGTATCTGGCGCTTGCTGAGCGTCTGCCGCTGGCTGGCCTGAACGCCCGCGAGTCGTTTCACCTGCGCGCCGCCAAGCGTGGCCGCCCGACGGTGATGCCGCGCTGGCGCATGTGCGCATCGGTTTAAGCCTTTCAGCTGTGCCTGGCTCCTGCGGGAGCCTCCTCAGCGAAGCGGAAGAGTGCCGGCGAGGCTGGGCAATTGGGCGCTGCACGCGCCAACGGCTTGTCCGCTTCGCTGAGGGTTGTGATGGTTGTCTCCTCTCAGGCTTCGCCTGGGTTTGCGCTCCCGACTGGGGGCGCCTTCTTATTTGTCATGATTGACATCTCGGTACGGTTCGACGTCAAGGCGCTGAACAAGCAACTGGATGCCTTTGCCAGTAAGCAGCTCCGATTTGCCACGGCGCAGGCCATCAATACTGTCGCCAAGAATCTGCAGGCAGCGGAACGCGAAAATATGGCGAAGGTGCTGGATCGGCCAACGCCTTTCACGCTGAACGCGGTGAGCGTCAAGCTAGCCACAAAGGCCAGCCTGACTGCGATGGTGTATGTCAAGGACATCGCGGCCGCATACCTGCTCCCGTATGAAGAAGGTGGTCGGAACAAGCTCAATGCCCGCGCGCTGATCAAGCCGGTTGGCCAGAAAGTCAATCAATACGGCAACCTGCCGCGCACGACGGTCAAGCGCTTGGCCTCGAAAAAGAATGTCTTCGTGGGGAAGGTCAAGACCACGGCAGGCGAGGTGGACGGTGTGTGGCAGCGATCGAAGGCGGTTCGCGGTAAGAAGGCTGGCCTGAAGCTACTGATCAAGTTCCAGGATGCGCACGAGGCAACCGCCAGGCTTGGGTATCAAGACCTGGCACGCAAGGTGGTCGGTGCATCGTTCAAGCGCGAGCTTAGCGCTGCGCTGGCGCGGGCGATGGCCACCGCTAGGAAGTGATGCAAGGCTTACCGGGTCCTTCCCGGGGCCCCCTACAACGGGGGCAATTGCGCACCGCGATATTTCTCTAGCTACGCAGTTTTCAAATTTGGGTAACAGGTAACAAGCCGAGCATGAATCAGAGCGAGTTTGCCGCCCTCCACGGGGTCAGCCGGAAAACGGTCACGAAGTGGAAAGAGCGCGGCTGGCTTGTGTTTGCGGGCGATGAGGTGGACGTCGACGCCTCCAATGCGCTCCTGAAAAAGTACCGCCGGGATGGTGCTGATTCTGTTACCCAAGCGCCCAAAGGTAACACCCAAGGTAACAAGCCGGCGCCGGTGCGAAAGCGTGTTACCCCTGCCGATGCGGAGGTAACAATCCGCGAAGGCGAGACTGCTGCGACCGCTGCTGAGCGCGTCCTCGTCGCGACCGGCGCCGAAATGGACTTCGACGAAGCCCGGCGTGTGAAGGAGAACTACCTCGCGCTGCAGGCGCAGCTCGAGTATGACCGCGACGCCGGCCTGGTCGTGGCGGTTGCCGATGTGGCTAAGGCCGTCGGTGACGAGTACGCGAAGGTGCGGACGCGGTTGCTGGCGATTCCCGCCGAGCACGCGCCGCGGCTTCAGCGCCTGAAGACCGTGATCGAGGTCCAGGATGCCCTGCACGAAATCATTGTCGAAGCGCTCGAGGAATTGACCAGAGATGGTGACAGCCCCGCCTAGCGCGCGGCGTTACGCCTCCGGGTACCGGACTCTCCTACATGAGCTGCTGGCGGCGCGCCGGCGCAACATTCAACCGCCGCCGCGGCTGACGCTCAGCCAGTGGGCAGCGAAATATGCCGTCCTGTCGCGCGAGACCAGCGCCCAGACCGGACGCTTCCGTGCCTTCCCGTATCAGAACGGGATCATGGACGCAGTGACCGATCCGACGGTCGAGATGATCTCGGTTCAGAAGTCGGCCCGGGTTGGCTATACGAAGATCCTCGACCACGTCGCCGGGTACTTCATCCATCAGGATCCTTCGCCGATGCTGGTGGTCCAGCCACGCGTTGAAGATGCTGAGGACTACAGCACGACCGAAATCGAGCCGATGCTGCGCGACACGCCGGCCATTGCTGAGATCGTCGGAGATCTGAAAAAGAAGGATGCGAAGCAGAAGATCCTGAAGAGGGTCTTCCGGAATGGCTCGTCGATCTCGTTCGTCGGCGCGAATAGCCCGGGTGGCTTCCGCCGTATCACGGCGCGCATCGTCTCATTCGACGAGGTGGACGGCTACCCCGTCCAGGGGGCTGGTAAGGAAGGTGACCAGATCAAGCTGGGCATCAAGCGGACTGAGTCGTTCTGGAACCGCAAGATCATCCTTGGCAGCACGCCGACGGTGAAGGGTTTCAGCCGGATCGAAAAGAGCTTCGAGAACAGCGACCAGCGGCGCTACCACGTGCCGTGCCCGCACTGCGGCGAGTACCAGGTGCTCGAATGGGGTGGTCCGGATACTCCCCATGGGATGAAGTGGGACAAGGACGAAAACGGCGTTGGCTTGCCGGACACCGTCTACTACGTCTGCCGGCACAACGGCTGCATCATTCAGGACGCTGACAAGCCGGAGATGGTTGAGCGCGGCGAGTGGCGTGCTTCAAAGCCATTCAACGGGCACGCCGGGTTTCATATCTGGGCGGGCTACAGCCTGTTCCCGAATGCCTCGTGGCGGAACCTGGTGGCCGAGTGGCTCGAGGGGAAAGACGATCCGCTCGCGCGACAGACGTTCATCAACCTGGTGCTGGGCGAGACCTACGAGGACCGGGGCGATAAGGCGCTGAAGGAAGACAGGCTGGCGGCCCGCGGCGAGGTCTGGCCGGCTGAGGTGCCGGACGGTGTCGCGGTGGTCACGGTCGGCGTCGATACCCAGGATGACCGGTTCGAGCTTGAGGTGATCGGCTGGGGGCGGAATGAGGAAAGCTGGTCGATTGCCTACGAGGTGATCGAGGGCGACATGGAAACGCCGGGCCCGTGGGATCGGCTGGATGCGTATCTCAAGCGGGTCTGGTACCGCGCCGACGGCCGGGGCTTCGAGGCCATGGCCGTCTGTATCGACTCCGGTGGTCACCATACGCAGGCCGTCTATGAGTTTTCGAAGGCGCGACTGGGCCGTAAGGTCTGGGCGATCAAGGGCGAGTCGGCGGTGGGCGGCAAGCGCAGTCCGGTCTGGCCGACCAAGAAGCCGACGCGCCGCTCGAAGGCATCGTTTCGACCGGTCATCGTTGGCGTCAATGCGGCGAAAGACTCCATCCGGTCGCGCCTGCATCTGGAGAAGGCGGGACCCGGGTATATGCACTTCCCGGCGGATCGAGACATCAACTACTTTGCCCAGCTGACGGCCGAACGCTCGATCGTGAAGATCGCCAATGGCCAGAAGTACCGGGTGTGGGAATTGCCTCCGGGCCGTGCTAATGAGGCGCTGGACTGTCGCGTCTATGGCTATGCCGCACTGTGCGGGCTGTTTCATCTGGGGTTGAAGCTGAACCAGCGGGCCGATGACGTTGCCGCACCCGTGGTGATTGAGCTTCCGGAGCCGACGGCTGAGGTCGATGCGGCTGTTGAGGAAAAGCCGGCTTGGGTGCCGGGCCTGCAAGCGGCACCAGCTGTGATCACGCAGCCCGTCAAGAAGTCACTCGCCAGTCGTCTGGCATAGATAGGGAGTCTGTTTTGGCATTTGACCCGAGTTCGAGCATCTTCGCCGGCATGTCCACGGCCGCGCTACAGACTGCTCTGGCCAATGCCCAGCAGGCATACCTTGACCTGTCGACTGGCGCAAAAGTCGCAACGGCGTCCTACGCCCAGGGAGACGGTACCAAGTCGGTGACCTACACGCAGGCAAACGTCGGCGCCTTGGTAGCCCTGATCAAGGAGCTGCAGGCGCAGCTCGGCATCATTCAACGTGGGCGCCGCCCTGTTCGATTCAACTTCCGCTAATGGACAATACAGTTCAGATTCTTGACTCGTCGGGTAAGCCGATCGAGCAGAGGCGGAATCGCGCTTCGATGCTGGCAGGCCCGGGAAACATTCCGTACGATGCCGCTGACATCTACGGCGGCCACATGGCCGAGTGGCGGCCGTATCTGTGGTCGCCGGACGGCGAGCTCAACATGTACCGCGACCGGATCGTGTCGCGTGTACGCGATCTGGTACGCAATGACGGTTGGGCCTCCGCCGCCGTCACCCGCACCCTCGACAACGTCATCGGGGCCGACTTTCGGCCTATCTCCAAGCCGGACTATCTGGCGCTTCAGGCCTATAGCGGGATCAAGGGGTTTGATCACGTCTGGGCGGACGAGTTTGGCCAGGCCGTGGAGGCCAGCTGGCGCACCTGGGCAAATGACCCGGGCCGGTTCTGTGACGCTCAGCGCAACCTTACCGTTGCGCAGTTGATGCGACTGGCGTTCCGCCACAAGGTGGTCGACGGCGATGCACTGGCCATGCTTCTGTGGCTGCCGGAACGCGTCGGTCCCGGGCGTGCGCAGTATGCAACGACGCTGCAGGTTATCGACCCGGATCGCCTGTCGAATCCGCAGCAGCGATTCGACCAGCAGGTCATGCGCGGCGGTGTCGAGGTCGACGAATACGGGGCGGCGGTCGCTTATCACATCCGCCGCGCGCACCAGGGCGACTGGTTCAATGCGGCGCAGGCAGTGCATTGGGACCGCATCCCGCGTGAGACGGACTGGGGGCGGCCGATCATCGTCCACGACTACGATCACGACCGCGCGGCGCAGCATCGGGGCGGAGCCGGCATCCTGACGCCGGTATTGCAGAGGCTCAAGATGCTGATTAAGTACGACGGCACAGAGCTCGACGCTGCAATCATCAATGCGATCTTCGGCGCGTACATCCAGAGCCCGTTCGATCCAGCCCTCGTGGAAGAGGCGCTAGGGGATGGAAAGGAACTGAACGCCTACCAGCAGGAGCGCGTGGCCTTCCACAAGGAGCGGAAGATCACCCTCGGCGAGGCCAGGATGCCGATCCTGTTTCCGGGCGAGAGCATCAATACCGTGTCGGCGCAGCGCCCGAACAGCAACTTTGCGGAGTTCGAGGCGGCAATGCTGCGCAACGTGGCGGCCGGCACCGGTACATCCACGCAACAGATCAGCCAGAACTGGTCGGACGTTAACTATTCCTCCTACCGGGCGGCGATGCTCGAGGCATGGAAGACCTTCGGCCGGCGTCGCAGCGACTTCGCCCATGGGTTCGGGCAGCCGATCTATGGCGCTTTCATGGAGGAGGCGATGGAGGTTGACAACCTGCCGCTGCCTGCCGGCGCGCCGAGTTTCATGGAGTGCCGGGTCGCCTATGCGCGTGCGAAGTGGATGGGCCCCGGCCGCGGGTACGTGGACCCGGTCAAGGAAAAGCAGGGCGCCATTCTTGGTATGGATGCCTGCCTGTCGACCCTCGAGGACGAGGCGGCGGAGCTGGCCGGCGCAGACTGGCGCGAAAAGGTCGGGCAGCGCGCTATCGAAATCGCACGTTTCAAGG